AGCGGCAGGCGCGGAGGCAACCAGACTGGCAATCGCCGCCTTTACAAATGCAGTGGTAGCAATCTGGGTGTTGTTTGTCGCCGCTGCCGCAGTGGGAGCCGTCGGGGAACCGGTAAGCGCTGGACTCGCCAGTGGAGCTTTCAGGGCGAGTTGATTGGTCATCGTCGTGGCGAAGTTCGGATCATTCCCCAATGCAGCAGCCAGTTCATTCAGCGTATCGAGCGCAGCCGGAGAGCTGGCAACGAGCTGCGCGATAACAGCCTGGACAAATGCCGTGGTAGCAAGCTGGGTACTGTTCGTGCTGACCGGTGCTGTAGGCGCTTTTGGTGTGCCGGAGAATATCGGGCTGGCTTTCGGTGCATATTGCGTGTGCGGGTCTATTGCCGCGAGATGTTTAGCCATCAGGTCATCAGCATACGCTTTAACCTCGATAACTTTATCATCGACATACTTACGAGTCGCCAGTACCACGGACGGATCAATTTTCAGCGTCACTGCGGCGGTGCTGCTGACGATTAACACCATGCGGATGACCTGAGTACGCCCGGAACCTTCAGCCAGCACGGGCTTATAGGTCTCCGCGCAGTTTGCGACAGCAATCAGCTCTCCGGCATCGTCATACACACCAATTTCACGTATCCAGAAACCACCGTCACCTTCCGGGATAACCTGCTCAGCAATAATCTGGCTGGGGTTTGCGGGGTCAATGGTCAGTGAGTTAAGGGCGGCCCGCCGCTTTTCGTTCACCAGTTTCGTTTGTGATGCGGTAGGGGTAGGTAGCACCCCATTACCATCACCTACTGCCATCTGCGTGATTTTTACCTGATTCCCCAGCGCCGTTGCCGCCGCCAGTTTCACTGCGCCGCGTTCTGTCAGCAGGGCATAGAATTTAGACGCCATTATTGAACCCTCATTGTGTCGATTGTGTGGATCGCTGCGCCCGTCCAGGGGCTGCCGCCGACCTCGATAACATCTGGTGTGTACGGGTAAACCGTCAGTGTTTCACCGACATAGCACCCAGCACCCATATAAATTTCACCCTGAGTCTGGAGGTTGATACTCAGTCCGAGCAGGTGACGCGAACAGGGCTTAGCATCACTGATAAGCCTCTCCAGTTCGGTATACGTTTCCTCAGTGATGCCCTGGTCCAGTACGCCAATATCCAGCCGAAACGTGCCAGGCGGATCGCCGTTCTTCCACCACTCAATGACCCGGATCAGGAAACCAAACGGCTGCACCACACGGCGTATGGCGCTGACTGTCCCTTTGTGCTGATGGATGTAAAACGCGTCCTGAATAACCTGACGTTTAACGGCCTCTGTCCAGTTTTCATCCCAGCGGTCAACGGAAAACGCCCAGGCCAGATAGGGCAAGAAAGAAGCGGGGCATTTAGCCGGATTCCACAGGTCACGCAATGGAACATCCAGCCCGGTGATGCCACTACAGGCCTGGGCCAGTCGGCGTTCAAATGTGCTGGAGCCAGTCGGGAGCAGATCGTTATTCATCGGTTCCCCCCGGCGTCACTGCCCAGGATGTGCACCATGACGCCTGCGTTTTGGTCAGCACCACATCGGCAGCAGGGGAGGCAAGTTCTACACGTTGCACCCCCTCAACATGCAGTGCTGCATAAATGGCTGAGCGCCGGATGTCACGCCCCAGCCGTTTGACGCTGGCGATATAATTTTGCAGCTTCGCTTTGGCTGCAGCCAGGATAGGCTCAGCCTCCGGGCCGGGGTAAAAATAGAGCGTTGCATCAATCTGATATGGGATGATTTGTGCTGCCTGCACCGTCAGGCGGTCTGCAACCGGGCGGACTGAATCATCATTCAGTGCGGTATCCACCACCGCCAGCAGGTCAGCAGGTGCGGTGCCGTCACCGTCACGACTCAGCACCGTCACGACCACGACAGCGGGGGAGGGGCTGATCGCTGAAACATCTGCCACCTTGCCATCAGCACTACGGGCGTGAAATTCATATGCCGCAGTGGGGCCAGCCACAGACAATCCCTCAAAGGCTTCCGGGACACGCAACCGCAAATCATCATCCGACTCCATCACAGCATCGACCGGCGGCACGGCGTCAGTATTTGCAGGCGTGACGGTCAGGCGTTGCACGTTGTTGTTGGCGGCGAGCTGGTCAAGGTCGGTACTCAGCGCATAGGCCACCATGACGGCCTGCGCCGCTTCGTTAATGCGCTGGCGCAGCAGGATTTCGCGATAGGTGTTTTCCTGCAACACCTTAACCACCGGGTCGGATTCCAGCGCCAGAACCCGTGTCACGGCCTCCTGTTCGTCCGCAGGGTAAAGGGCTATTAGGTCTGCTTTTCGCTGGGCCAGCAGGATTTCAAAATCAGGAACGTCCACCACTTCAGGCGCGGGTAACTGCGATAAATCCACCGTGCTCATGCAACACCTCCCAGATCAACGCCAAAGGCCAGCGGCGAACCGTCGTTGCGCCAGCCGGTAATCTCAACAACCATCTTCCCGTCTGCCGTGGTTTCCATCGTGATAGCGCTCAGGCGTATGCGCGGTTCCCAGCGGTTGAGGGCGCTGTAAACAGCCGAATAAACCCGCAATCGGCCAGCGGGGTTTTGAGGGGAATCAACGAGGGAGAATAACAGCGAACCGTATTCACGGCGGTTGATACGAGAGCCGACCGGCGTCACCAGTATGTCGCGCACGGACTGGCGAATGTGGTCAACATCGGTGATTGCTAATCCGGTTTGCTGATTCATGCCGAGGTACATCATGACGGGCCACCTGTCTGAGCGCCGCCTTTAACAACGCCACCATGCGTATGACCGTCTGCAACCACGCCATTCGATGTCATCAGACCGTCGGTTTGCTCTACCGCTCCCTTAATCCGGGTTTTCTCTGCCGTAATAGTCAACAGACTGGTCACCAGATCGATATTGTCGGGTGCTTCAATGCGCAGGCTGGATGTGGCTTTTATCAACCAGCGTCCCTGTTCCGGCTCATATTCCAGCCAGCCACCATCGGGGAACGACATCACCATGGCGTCCTCAGACGTGGACGGCGGCGGGTTATCGTCGGAATAGATACCCGGCAAGACAAACGCAGTGGTGAGATCACCGCCGATGGACAGCAGCAATACTTGTTCACCCACGGATGGTTTCCACCATGTGCGTGACCGACCGGCACGTAACGTCAGCCAGTTCAGCCATGTAGTTTCCAGCTCTCCCGTCTGAACACGGCAAAGCCAATCCTCAGCATTGACCTCAGTCACAACGCCGGTGCGGATGATATTGAGTAGCAGCCGATACAGTTCAGCCAGGTTGGTTTCATTTTTCATATGCTGAGTTTTCCACGCGAGGGCGGCGGCGTTGAGCGGGTGACGTTGTGCCGTCACCCAGACAATCATCGGGCGAGGTGTTCAATGATGAGATTTATAACCAGCTCATCTGAAGCATCTGTAATCCCCAGCAACTGGCGCGCCGGGTAGATGATTTCTGGCCCTTTCTTACTGACCCGATCACGTAATCCGTAATGGTGAACCCGCGCGATACGACGGGCTTTTGGGTCAAATTCGACAGCAGCTGCATCACCTGACACCTTTGTTTTCAGATAACGTGTAGTCCGAAGTCGCGTAAACATCTGTTTCTTAATGCGGCCCGATTTAGCCCGTAGTGGAGTTTTACGGGGTTCAAACGCGCTGCCGTCGGGGTTTTGTTGCTGCCGGATATTTTGCTGTTGCTGCTGACGCAGTTTTGTTGCCACGTCGCGCAACAGCTTGCGGCGCTGCTGCGGAGTCAATTTAGTGACCAGCGCATCAAGCCAGTCCACAACCTGAATGAAATTAGCCATGGTGTGAGTCCAGCCAGTATTCAGGCATTTCAGGCTCATCTACCGCACTGACGGTAGCCACGTTGCCGTCTTCGGTCACAATCACAAGTTCGGTCAGGCGCAGATAAATGGCGATGTCCACCAGGTCATTTCGCAAAATATCGACCTCAAAGCGGAATACATCTTCTCTTTGCTCCGGGTTTTGCAGGGCATCAGGCTGATGCGTGGACAGCCAGTTGCAGATAACCGCCATGATGAGATTCTGGTCGCCTGAAAAATCGGTAATGACGGCATTCAGGGTATAACGATACTCCCAGCCATTCCCGGGAACGGCGGTGCTGACGACCTGGCCTTTATCAACGTAAAGATTGAGGGCGTCTGGGTTATTCCCCAGAAACTCAATTGACCGGCTTAATGCCTGCCTCAGTGACCCCGGTTTGTTCATCGTTTTTCTCCTGGCAATCCACAATCATGTCGACCTTTGCGGCGCAAATTGCCCAGTCAGTTTCGGCCTGGTCTTTAGCGGCAGACAGATCGCCTTGTGTCTTCGGGTTACTGGCCTGTAGTGTGCAGCGCGT